TGTAACACTACGAAATACTTCTTCAACTTTTCCAATTGGGATATATATCGTTCCACCTATTCTAACACCTTCATATTTGTTGACAATATACTCGTCTCCTTCTTTTTCAGTCTTTAATCACTCTACCTCATATACAGGGTACATTTTGAAATACTTGTTAGTATTTCTTTCATAAGGAAGCAAAGGTGTAACTTCAAATCCTCCTAAAATACCATCAGATACTGTATTTCCAACTACTGAGTCATAACTCCTAAGATAAGTTGTACTAGAGCCATCAATGCTAAAGTCTTCTAAAGTTTCAAGAGTTTTTAAGTCTTCTTTTTCTAAACGTTTGCCGTGTC